TTGAAGTTAGAAACCGACTCAATCCGCATTGCAAACTGCTGGTTCTGGATCAGCGTTCCGTAGAATGCTTTCCAACCGACAATCCGCAATTGATTGAGCGGATCTGATTTGTCGCCTTCCTTCAGGTAAGTGAATTTGACGTCATCTAACCTGACTTGCCCATAGGCACCACGGCCGAAAATAAAGTTCGGATAGACCGTTATGTTGTTGGCTGGCGCCGCGGGCGGGAATTGCGAAACCCCGATGCCGGTAATGATGACAGTCTGGCCGCCGGCCATCTGCGTCGCTTGGCCCTGCAACGGACCGGAGGTTGGCCCTGATGTACTCAAGCCCAAGTTTGCAGGAGGCCCGCCGGCAGCCGTCCCGACATAGACTGAGAAGGTAAAGCCCGGCAGCGACGGCAAGATAACCGAGATCGAACCATTCGGACCGGTCACTGACACGTTGCCGGATACTGCATAGACCCGGCTTTCGTACTGATTTTGCGTGTCGCTTGCGGTGACCTGGATTGGATAAGTGCCAGTCGCCAGGCTGCCGGCTGTACCCGCCGTTCCAGTGATTGCCGTGACGCCGGTAAACGATGGCACCAGGTTCGACATACAGAACCTTATGCCGCTCCATTCTCCGATCTCGTAATTGTAGAGCCGGTTGATATCGGAATAGGACCAGGCCTGGTTGATCGAGGAATTCTCACGCAGGTCACCAGCCACGAACGGATGAATGACCGCTACGTAATGCGGCATCGCGCGAGGATTGTTCGAGGCTCGAGCACCGCCGGCGTCAGCCTCAAGCTTGGTATCGGTCATCTCGTCACCCATGTAACGCGGCGCGCCGAGCGTGAATAACATCGCGTAGGCTCTGTTTAATTCATGGATATTCATGACATCGCCTGCCACAAGCGAAGCCCGCGCACCACGCGAATTGACATAGTTAACTTGCGCCAACGCCATCAGCGCATTGAACGTATTGCGCTCGAGCGTTTCAGCCACCTGCAGGCCAGTGAGTTCTATCGCCTTCTTAAACAGAGGGTGCTTGATGGTTAATTCCGCCACATCCGTTATCGTAATTTTATCACCCCATTGGAGTGCGGTGGCGACTACCTGTTGAATTGTCATCAGCTCGCCGATCGGCGGCACCCCTTCTGACAACGGTGCAAATGGCAGCGGCACACGCTGATAGCGCGTTGCCGTATAGGTCACGCCGCGGCCTTTGGGCAGATCGAGCGGATCACCAAAGTGATAAACTACCAACTGGCGACGGGCGAGAGGAAGCGTCTTGTCGGCGATATAAGCTTCTACATCGGCTTGGAATGAGCCGGATACGTTACTGGGCATTGGAAACCTCCATTAGAGCGGAAGATTCTCAAGCCTCTCCTCTAGCGACTTGCCGCGGGCGCGACGATCGGGTTGCGTGTCGTTACGACTGTTGCCGGGTTTTACCGTCTGCCGCTCCACGCGACGCCGAGCCTCTGCGCGACGAGGTGAAGGCCCACTGTTATCCCAGTGGTTCAACAGTCGATCACCAAGCAGATAAGCTAACACTGCCCGGCGCCCGACATTGGCGCCGCTTTGCACCAGGCGGGACCGCTCCTGTTCAACGCGGTCGCGCCACTTGCCATAACGGGGATCGTTGTTTGCCTTCGCATCAAAGAGAGACTTGTCGGTTGCGTCCTGCATCGAGAAAGTCTGCTGATTGATCAGGTTGCGCGTGCGCCACTCTGATGCTTGCAGATCTTCCGCCATGCGTTCTTCGGGCGTCATCACTGCCCGACGCGCGTTTCGCTGATCCGAAGATTCTCCCTGCGGTTCTTTTTGCTGGGAGCGCGTGATGAAATCATCGAACCTGCGTTGCAACGCTTCAGTCTGCTCACGCGATCGGCGCAGGTCATCATTAAGCGAACGGATGCGGTCATTCTCACGCGGGCGACGGTCGCGTGTAGGTTCCTGTGTCGGAGCTAGACGCTTGTCCTGTTCGTCTTCATCGTCCTGATCCTTTGAAGGTTCAGGTTCACGATCTTCGAAATCAGGCTGCTCATCTGCATCCGGCAAATCAGTATCGTCCACCTCGTCCGGTCCCTGCGCTTGTTGGGGCGGCGTGGTGTCGATATCGTCCAGATTTACGTCGTCATCATCCGTAATCTTAGGCATAGCTGCTCTAATGGTGAGGTAACGGCCACCAGTCGATAGGCAAAACTATTAAACCTACCGGTCCCCGTCAACGCAGATCTTGGTCAGATACTCTACTTCATGCGGCGCCTCTGTGACCGCTACTTTTTCGCCGCTGACATGCAATAAGGTACGCGTGCCGTGCGCGTAATGATGTCTGGTCTGTACCGGCTCAATATAACCAATTTGCCGCGTATCAATTGCGACCTCGGTGCCATCCGGCCTGTGCAATACGATCAGGCACGTTATTGCTGCTGCGATTGCTGACTGGCTTTGCATTGGTCAATCAGCTTGGCGATCAACTGGTCTTTCACTTCGTATTGATGGTTGGTGCGCTGATTAAATTCGTGCGCCAACCATGCCACGAACAGTATAAACGCAATATTCAGCACAATCAGCGCCAGCGAGAGGGGTTGATTTTTCAACCCCTCCACGACTGTCGTCGCAACTTTAGCGCCCTCTTCGACCGCGCCGGGCATTTGCGGGCTTCCTGGACGGCCTTCTTACTTTTTTGATGGTGTCGGCACTCCAGGGTGTCCCGGTCCCGGCACGATTGCCACACCCCAGCCGGTCTCAGGCGTCCAATAGGTTTGCACTTGCCATTTATCCTGCTCACCTCCATCGGGCGGCGGGATGTCGATCGGCGGTAACACTATTGGATGTGTTGGAAGTAGTGGCGGTGGATGACCCGGATCTGGCGGCAGATAAATCGGCGGGGTCGGCCATGGGCCGGGCGGTCCACTGATTTCAGGGGGAAGAACAATCGGATGTGCAGGGTATACCGGTACACCACCACCTGCAGGCGGCATAATCGGGCCGCCACCAACGCCTAATCCGGTAAGGGTCGCCGTCCCGGTAATCACCGCCGGGAAGGGTTGATCTTCAGCCGATTTGCCCAACGGGGCAACAAATCCGCTGATTGTCACTTTTACTCCAGCCATTAAATCCTCCTATTGCTTGGGTTGAACATCAGACTACCCCTACACCCCTTGGTCGCGGCATCATACGGGGATCTCTAATTTGATCCTGGTGAATGGCACCGGGCGGCATTTGTCCACCGCGCGGCACCTGAGTCTGCGCACCTAGGCGCGGCTGCCCGGGAGTACCAGGCATACCCCGGCCGGCACCGCCGGGCGTGCCCGGCTGCCCTGGTTGCTGCTGTTGCATCGCCGCGGCCATCTGCGCCTGCTGCTTCTGCTGCATCGACATCTGGTGGAACATGATGTGCTCACGGAAGGCGCCGGTGGGGTCTCCCGACTGCTGAAACGCCTGGGTATGCGACTGCAAGTGCTGGGCGTCATTGTCGAGCGGCGATACCGGCACCTGGAAACCGGATTCCAATAGCGTGTTTTCGAAGTCCGGCTGCAGCGACAATTTCTTGCGAATGTCCTGGAACACCTCGCCGGCCACCCGCGGACCAAACAGGTTTTCCATGAAGGTTTGAAGAACCGGCGCCAGATTGAGCTCAAAGCCCTTGTATTGCTGCGGCGGTATCCCGCGCATCATGTTCAAGCCGGCCATCTGCATCTGAATCTGTTGCGCCGAGCGTGCCGCCTCGACGCCGAACCATTTGACTTCCCAGCGCCGGTTCATCTGCACGGGCTCGACCACCTGCATGTTCATATCTTTGCCGACAATGCCGAACTGCCGCAGCGTGAGCTCTCGATCGCGGAATTGGTGATCAAGATAAACGAACCAGCGCAAGATCGGCGTGAGCATGTCCATCTCGATGCCGGTGACGATATCTGCCACCGTGAGAATATCGACTTGTTGCTCCTGCGCGACTTGCGCCTGCGTCGGCTTGCTTTTGCCGCCAGATGTCGCTTGTGGCAGCATTGCCGGATTGACGCCGAGCGTCTGGAAAATCTGGCTCTTGACCGCGGTGATGATCTCAAGGCCTTCCTTGTACAGCGCCGGGAACTGGGCGAACTGCGTATCCTTCGGCGAGGTCTCCCAGATCGCTGAGAGGCTCAGAATCATGGAATTGGTGCGCGGGTTCTTTGCTGGGTCGGTCATCACGATCGGCATCAGGCAATAGATCGAACTGTCTGCCGCCTCGTTGATGATGTCGTTGGCATAATATTGCAGAGTCTCGACGTTCTTAATTTCGCTGCGCCCCTTGAACGTGCCTTGTACCGGATTTGCCGCCGCCGAGATCAGGGGGACATCATCGCACCAAAATGGATTACGCTTGCAGCTAACAACAAGCTCAGGGCTAGCAAACCGAATCCTAACAATGCGTCGTTCGCCTCGGATGTTGACTTTTGCCCATGTCTCGTAAACGAGACAAAATGTCTTGCTCCCCTCGATCTTGATTCCGGCGGCATCGGTGACCTTTTCTTCTTTGCTCGGAGTTCCCGCTGCGTCACGTTTTGAAAACTGCTCGAGCAGAGACTCGCCGGCATCCTGGTCGATCTCTTCATCGCGAATCAATTGCCGTATTTTCGCCTTTGACCAGCGTCGAATGACTGTAACCGATCCGCCGTTATCCACAGCATCCTTAACGCTACGAGCAGTGAAAGGAAGAATAAGAACATCTGCATCGGGAAGCACCTCGATATCGGGATAAGCATGCTCGATGGTTTCTTCGGCGACGTCCCAATAAACGTCGCCGTCCTCGTCAAAAATATCTGGATCTTCGTCAAGCGTGTGTCGCTGCTCGACCCGCCAGGTCACATGATGTTCGTTGCGGTGCCAGCCCATATAGACATTGTAATGCCCCTCGATATCGCCGTTCTTTAGGAGCTGCGGGACGATCTGCGAGCGCATCCGAGTCTTGCGGATGTAGAACTCCAGCAACGCCATCAATGCTTCAGGATGCGTTTCCGAAGTGATGACCTCGACGTTCTTGCCAGACGGCGGAAATATCTGGTTGGTGTTTCGAACCTTTCGCGCGTTGACAGCGTCATGGACAATCGGAACGAAAATTTTGGAATTGCCAGAGTAAAACTGTTTCGCCCCCAGCTCGCAATTATAAATGTCCCAATACTCCATCTGCGAATTGGCGCGTTCCCACTGGTCGGAAAATCCTCGTTCAACGTCCTTATAAATTTCCAAACAGGCCGCATTGATATCTTTGTCGCCGCACAGCTCCTCATTGCGATCCGACATGTCATCGAACCGCTCGCGCTCGGCGATCTGTTTGTCAGTCAGCTCCGAAGGTTCACTTAGGAGCTTCTTGGGGTCTGCCATCTGGCGGATCAACTCTGGTGTCTGCCGGCGTGATCTTGCGCGCCCACACCACGCAGAACTGCGCGATGCCGGCGCGAGTGTCGCGCGGGATGTTTTGATTGGTCGAGGCAACATCGCAGATCTGCTGGATCGCGGTTTGCTCCTGGTCGTTGACTTGCAAATCCTTGGCAAGCGCCAGCGATGTTAGCAGCAACAAGATAACCAGCCACATTTTCAAATCTCATTGAATGCTGATCGGCGGCGGCGGTTGCGCAGGCGTGGTGAACTGCACGGCAACGGCTTGGATCATGCCATTGACCCAGTTCTGCACCAGCGACAGCAAAATGTTTAATCCGCTTACGGTATAGACCGGCGGCGTTCCGGTCGGCGGTCCGGCGGCAGCAATGATCTGCGCATTGTTGGCGTTCGCCGCCCACACCAGCATCTGCTGATAATCGGCGTCGCTGATGGTGTAGGTCTTGGTGCCGTTCACAGTCTGACCGTTGGGCCATTTAAGGTTGCTCGGCCAGCCGGATGGTGCAGTCGCTGGCGTGTTGGCAAAGCCCGCGGTGGTCACAGTCAATGTGCCTGCCTGCGCCGAGATCGGCAGCAGCAGCAACAAAGCTAATAGGAGCTTTTTCATCCGATCCTCCAATTAGTGCCGTCGCAGAACACCGGAACGATATTGGTGCCAGTAGTTGTGGAAAGCACCGCGCCAATGGCAGCAGTCAATGTCTGGCTTGAATTGTTGACAGTGGCGCGAGCGCCGAGATAAGTCGCATTACATGCCGGTGGCGTGCCCCCTGGCAGCGACGCAATGGTTTGCCCGTTGATGCGCAATTGCGCCACTGCGCCGAGGGTTTGACCGTCATCAATGTCCAGCAAACCAGCAGCGACACGACCAAACCCTAAATCGGCACCGGTATAATCCGGCGTACTACCGCTGGCGGTTGCAAACCCGAAAAACGCCGCGCGGGGAATTATAAAATGGTTTGGACCTATTCCTGCGCTCCAGCTCCCCAAACCAGAAGCATAAAATATATGTGGTGACGTGCCGCCAGATTCAGTTACCGTAGTTGAATAAAAGATGCCCCTATTACTCCCCGTCCCGCCCTTCTGCGTGCCGATCGTCAGCACGCCTGCATTCGTTGTCCAATCGAAAACGCCGCGCTCGAAGTTGGTGGGCGCGCCGCCCATGCTATCCGTCGTATTGTAAACACGCAGACCGGACGCCGTAGTAGAATTAGCAATTGCCAGCGTTGATCTGTTGCTTACGGCACTATCATCAGCATACACAGTAACCGTAACGCCGAGGTTCGTCGGAATATCGGTAGTATTACCGCCGTAGTAATAGTTCGTATTAATGCCCCCACCAATATTGAATGCCGCCCCAAAACCCAAATAGCGGCTGCCGCCTAATGATGTTGCAGCAGCGTTTGAGCCGGTAAGAGTCATCCCGGTACCTATAAAAAATTGTCCATTATTTGTAGACGTTGTAATTGTAGAAAGAGCAGGCACAACCACGATCGCACGAGCAAGGGCGCCGCCGGACGCCTGCTGCATTACGGAAAAAAGACTGGTGCCGCCGCCCTGAACATCAAACAATCGAGAAGAAACGTCGGAAAGCGTGTTGGTGACATTGATCACCGCCGGCGCATCAAAAACCGTCGTGCCAAGGTTCCAGGTTTGCGTGATCGTCAGCGCCTTGTTGTTGGTGGTGATGGTACCGCCCGCGATCGTCACCTTGCCGAGCGTCGTATAGGTAAATCCCGCATCGCCGCCGAACGCGCCTGAATTATTAAATTGCACGTTGGTATTGGCGCCGCCCGGTGTGCCGCCGCCACCCGAGCCGCACGCCGCGGCATTTTTCACGACATTGTTTGATGCGTCCAAACCCAAGCAACTGACTTGCGTGCCCACTGCGGCGCCGGAATAAACGATGCCATTGCTGGCGGAGAATGTCTGAACTGCGGAGAATGTCTGAGCCAAATTCAATTCGGCAACGATGCCGGTATTGGCCGGGAATGTCGCCACGGTGCCGGCGCCGGCTGCCGCGGTTGCATTCAGTAACGTATTGCCGGATGTCGCGCCCGCGAGCGACAGATCGTTCGTCGCAAACGTGACCACAGTGCCGTTAGTGGTCGCACCGGCAATGCCGCCAAACGAACCAGCATTATTAAATTGTAATTGCGTGTTGGAGCCACCTGGTGTGCCGCCACCGCCAGCGCCGCATGCTGCCGCGTTCTTGACCACGTTGTTTGAAGCATCGAGCCCTAGGCAAGCGACCTGGGTACCCACTGCGGCACCGGAATAAATCAGCGTCGAGGAGATCGTCAGGTTGGTGCCGTTAGTAGTGACGCCGGTAATACCGCCGAATGAACCGGAGGAATTGAACTGCACCGCGCCGGATAGCCCGCCTGGCGATCCGCCGCCACCCGCGGCATTGCTGCAAAGCTTGCCGGTAATATCGACAAATAACGGCGTCACCGAGCCTGCAAGCAAAGTCGTCGGCGGCGAGCCGCAGGAGCTGATTACCTGGGCGTCTTGCGCGCGCGCTTGCGGTATCAAGCCAAGCAGCAG